TAAAAATATTCTTTCAAATTACTAAAAATAGTAATATTATCTTTACAGGAGATAAAAATGGCACTTATTCCAGACTTTCCACTACCAAATAACTACTTCACTGGTCAAGCTCATCTTGACAAGGCAACCCCTGACGGTTTAGCTCAGATCCTAAACTACGCTCTTGGCGCAGGCGCGTCACAAGCCGTGGCTTCCTCTGGCGGCGCTCTTGTTCTTGACGCTCGTGGGTCAGCAGAAACTCTTTCTAACCAGTACACAACAACCCTTACCGAGGCAACCGAGGTTGACGTTTCTGCAATGCAGGATGGAGACGTGTGGTTTCTTCAGGCAACGGGCGTTTTTGCTCTAACTGTCTCAACCGCTTCTGGTGCTCTCAATGACGCAACACAGACCGCTCTCTATGACGGGACGAAGCAAAACCTAATTGAGTTTCGTAAGACATCCACTGGCGTTTGGCTAACCCTCCTACTAGGTGACTAGTTCATCACACTAAGACGTCTAGGATATACTAGGCGTCTTAGTTAAAAAGGAGGCTGTTATGTCAGACACTAACGTTAACTATTTAGATGTACCACAATCTATTTCTACAGGAGTTTCCCTTAATGTTGAGGGCGCACAGGATATGTGGTATCAAGCGGTTGGCACGTTTACGGCAACTGTAAATATTGATGGCTCACTAAACGGAGCGGACTGGGTTCAGCTTGTCGCCGCTGTAGCACCTGGTTCAATAGTTCAGATACCGGAAAAAGTAAGGTATCTACGGGCTAATGTTGCTGCTTACACAAGCGGTACACCTCAAGTACTAGTCCTAACTTATACTCCATAATGGGAAAAAAAGAGCAAGAGGGCCAAATAACTAGCCTTGACAGAGGAACTTCTTCTGTCCTAAAGGCTTCTAGGCTAGGTACTGGTGCAAGGACAAAGCCTCCCTTGGCAGAAGACCCAGGGGATGGTGAGGGTCTTTACACTGGTCCTGGCGCTCTTGTTCCACCCTATGACCCAAATACTCTAATTAGACTCTACGAGTCTTCAAATGCTTTGCGTCAAAACATTGATGCCTACATAACTAACATAGAGTCCTTTGGTTATAGATTTGAGCCAACAGTAAACATTGCGTCAGACGACATAAGAGAGGTCATTGAGACCTCTGTTGTAGAAGACCAAAGACTATCAGGAAAGTCTCTTCCTGAAAGACCTTCAGATGAGGATGTCACCATAAGAATACAGCTTCTTGAGACTCAGATGAGGACAGAGAGGATGCGCCTAGACTTCTTCTTCGAGTACTGTTGCCCTGAGATGAGCTTTACTCGTTTACGTAAGATAACAAGACAAGACCTAGAAATTATGGGTAATGCCTTCTGGGAAGTTATACGTGATGCAAACGGAGAAGTAGCTCAGCTTTCCTACCTTCCTGCTCAGACTGTTAGGCTAATGCCTGCAGATAAATGCCTTTGCTTAGCCGAGCAGACTATCCAGCCTACTCCAATTACAAAAAAGAAGAGACAATACTTTAGGAGACATAGAAGGTACGTACAGGCAACAGACTTTACTTCAAGTAGGGACTACTACGCTACTAATACCGCGGACTATACCTACTTCAAGGACTTCGGGGACAACAGAGTACTCTCTAGTAAGACGGGGAAATACTACGACACCAGGGAGGAGCTTGCCCGCGAAGAAGGCATTACGGTGCGGCCTGCTAACGAAGCAATACACTTCAAAGTTCACTCTCCAACTGGCCCCTACGGCATTCCGAGATGGGCGGGGGTTATGCAATCCGTGCTTGGGTCAAATCAAGCAGAAAAAGTAAATCTTATTTACTTTGAGAATAAGTCTGTCCCCCCTCTAGCAATCATGGTTTCAGGGGGTAGAGTATCCGAGGAGACTATCTCTAGGATTGAAGACTTCATGGAGAATGACATCAAGGGGTCAGATAACTTCCATAACGTTCTTCTTCTAGAGGCCGAGGGGCCTCTTACACAAGGTGGCACTGAGCACACCGGACGTATGAAGATTGACATTCGTCCCCTAACGGACTCCATGCACAAGGATGCTCTCTTCCAAAAGTACGATGAGAGAAACATGCAAAAAGTGGGCATGGCTTTCCGTATACCTCCTCTACTTAGGGGTGACAGCCGTGACTTTAACAGGGCCACGGCTCAGGCAGTTCTTAAGTTTACGGAGAACCAAGTATTCTATCCAGAGAGGCAAGAGTTCGATGACATCATAAATAGAACTCTTTTACCCTCTTTTGAGATATGTTACTACAAGTTTATCTCAAACTCGCCCAAGGCGACCAACCCAGAAGACCAAGCCAAGGTTATGGAGGTTCTTACTAGGTCTGGTGGTATCATTCCTGAGGAAGCTAGAGAGCTAGCATCAGAGATCCTTAACAAGCCTCTGAGAAAGATTAAACAGCCCTGGGTAAAGGTTCCGTTCCCGCTCTCTGTTTCCGGTCGCGTGGACGAGATGCTTCTCCTAGGTTCCGTTCTAGATCGCCTTGAGACAATGATGGCTGACGGAGTCCTCACCTCTGACGAGACAGACGAGCTAGAGGACATCGGATCTGAGTTTGTTGAGGAGCTAGATACGGATGGCAGCGGCGAGGTCGAGCCCGAAGAGAGCGAAGCCCCTACACCAGAGCAAACTGACAAAGATTACCTCACTTCCGGCAAGCTAGTCCCTCGTAACATGAACGAGTTTCAGAGACTTCTGCCTAAGATAACTTCAAATAAAAGTTATAACTCTCTCCATCATATTTTTGAAAGGATTGAGAGGCTAGACAATCTTACAAAGAAAAGCTTTGAAGAAAAGAGAGACGAAGTATTCTCTAAGTATAAAGCTACTGTAAACATGTCCGCCTCCGAGCTAGAGAGGTGGGCTGATAACCCTTGTGCAAAACTAGCGTCACTAGACAGATCTCCAATCACTAGAAACCTAAGGCTTCTACGTAAGAACAAGGATCAGTGGACCGCCGCGGACGTTAGGGACGCTAATAGAACTATATCCTTTGTCTCTAGGATGAGAGGTATGCCTATGGGCAAGCCAGTGCGCGTGCCAAGTGAGGAGTACCCAAGAGGTTGCCCAAGTAAGAGAGATATTTCACTTCTAAACTGGGCCTACGACCCACGGAAGACCAGAAAAGCCAACGAAAGCGCCAAGACCCCAGCGGAGCCTGACGAGAGAAGACGGGGGTCTAGTGTTAATCCAAGTGGTTCAGCGGCAAGTGCCTCAAGTGGCTCTTCTATCAAGATAACAGCAGCCGTCGAGACAAGCCTAAAGAATAAGACTAAAGAGCACAACGAAGAGCATGGGAGTACCTCTGGCAAGAAAGTTACTCTAGGAATGCTAAAGTCTGTATGGAGGAGAGGAGCAGGGGCCTTCTCAACCTCGCATCGCCCATCCCAAAACAGGCAGTCTTGGGCCATGGCTAGGGTAAATGCTTTTCTTCATCTAGTTAGTACTGGTTCTCCTAAAAACTCTAAGTACGTAACGGATAATGACCTCCTTCCTTCAGGTCACCCGAGAAAGAGTAAAAAGTAAATGGGAGTATGGAAATCACTTTTGCTAGAGGCAGACAAAACACAGGAAGAGGTTGGAGCTGTAGTCAAAGGCTTTGAAGAGGCTATAATGATCTCTTTTAGAACTAATCCTGTAAGACACATTACACAAGATGAGGTAAAGAGAAGATTTAACATCTGCTGTAAGGTATTTGAAAACCTACGGGGAGACCTACGGTGGACTATTTCTAAATGTGTAGATTACATTCCAGCATACCTTAAGTGTGAGCTAGACGGTGTGCCATACAAACCAGAGGAGGTGGGTAGAAGGTGGAATCCCGATAATGCGGAGATGGGCCTAGACCTGCCAGAAGATCCTGACGACAAGTATGTAATAAAGGTTTAGTATGCAAACAATAGAGAAGCAAAAATGGGCAAACGCGGCCGACAGGAGTCTTCCAATAGGCCGCCAGTCCAGTTGGGACGGAGATGCTGCTAAAGCTAGGATTTTTGAATGGGCAGGGTTCAACACGGACAATCCTGACCCAGACAAAGCCAAAAGAGCTTTTTTAGCGTACGATAGTGACAAACCTTCTCTTAAAGGTAGTTATAAGTTACCATTTGCTGATATAATAAATGGTAGACTTACTGCAAGCACTGCCGGCCTTAGAGCGGCCGCGTCAAGACTACCCAGCACGGATATCCCAGACCCAGTAAAGAGATCTGCTAGAGCAGCAATAGACTCTTACTTAAAAAGAATGCAAAAGTATTTACATTCAAACAACATTAACCTACAATCAGATAGTAAAGAAAACCACAAGAATTCAAAAGGTGGCCCTAAAATGAATATCAAAGATACACTAGAAAAACTAAGCAACGCCCTTAAGAAGGTATCAAAGGGCGCAGATAACACGCGCGTCATGGACGCTACAGAACTCTTCGACTACGCACAAGGTCAAATTGAAAAGGCTGCAGGCGAAGCAGAGGAGAACAGAGTAGCTCGCCTTGACCACCTAAGCAACCTAATCTCCAAGGCTATTGAAACCCTCGAAGAAGAGGACAGCACTGTTACCGTTGAGATTTTTGACGAGAACGCTGCCGAAGAAGTCATTTCTGAAGAGCGGCTTGTAGCCGAGAAGATCCTTGAGATTGAGGAGAAGCTTGCGAAGCTCACCGCTGAGGTTGTCGAGGCAGAAGACGCTGAGACAGACGCTTTTATTCCACACAGTGCTGAAGCTACTAATGGGATTGAGAGCGGAGAAGACCGCAACGAACTCCTAGGTACTCTTGAGGAGAAGGCAGAGGAAAGCCCAATAATCAATGAGGATGACCTTGAGAAGAGCGAAGACCACGAGTCTTC